GCCCGCGCCTTTTGGGTCGCTTGTCGTCTTCTCGTTTTCTTTGTAAATGTCGAAAATGTCCGACGCCGCCGCGAACAGGTCAAGCCCGCCGCTAAATCCTTCAAGCCATTTATAGAAGTCGTCGAGCGTTAAATGCATGCACTCCGCCGTGCTTCTTTCGGCTTGCATCGCCATAACGAAACCCATCTGCGCAATAATGTCGGCGTCAACTTCCGGTTTCTGAATCTCTTTCAAAAAGTCACTTTTGAAAAGCTGCCTATAAATAAAAGGCGATGCCGCGTTAGCAAGCATCGCCGTTTCATTTGTTCCAATGTGTACCGTTCCGCGCATTTCTCGCACCTCACTTTGTTATACTTACGTTGTCGAACCAGGGACGTAAACAGTAGTGATAAAGCTATTGTAGTCCGCTGTTGCCGTGTCCGCGGTCGTCTCCGCCTTCACGATGTTCTTGTCGAGCGATGCAACATAGATCGACGACGCCGAAATGTCAATGGACTCCGTCTGCGGCTCCACGTTTTCCGCTTTCGTGTTGCCCTCGACGGTCGGGCGGGAAGCGGTGCAATTATAGAGAACATGCCTCGTCGCGTTCTTGTCCCCTTCAAACTGGAAGATTAACGCAAAGTGCACGGCTTCCGCGTCGGCATCTTCGTACATAATCTTTTTGTTATCGGACGTATAGCCGAGAACGTCGGTTTTAAAGCTGTCGATCACGCGGGCAACCTCAAGCGAACCGGAATAGCCGTTGTTGCTCGTTCCTACCCAATATTCGACGTTATCTGCATAAAACGGCGTTCTGTCGCCTTCCGGCGAAACAGACAGGGAAACGGCACCTGGAAAAGCGACCGGCGTGCTAAAAGTCGCGCTGCCATCCGCCGCGATAGTCGCAACGGCGTAATGTACGTTTTTCAAACCGTACTTAATTTTGTTCTGTGCGTTTGTAGGCATTTTTTCACCTCGTTATGATGGTTTCGAATTCGTAAATGGTTAAATGCATGTGTTCGGAATCTATATCCGATTCCTGTTTCGTATACGACAAATCCGCGCCGGTTAAGATATCCTCTACGCGGTTTTCGAGTTCGAAATCTTTGTATTTCGTGTAAAGCTCGAAAACAACGTGTGGTATTTCCTGGTAGTTGATATTGTCCGCATACATGTCATTGTTTGACGGTATATGCCAAACTAAAAAAGGCGGCTCGCGTCCGGTGCCGTCTTCAAACTGATAATATGCGGTTTCAAGCCCAACCGACGCGGCGAGCGTTTGTAAGTCCTGGTATGTCATTAGTAAGCACTCATGTTATTGATAAAGCGGTCGATAGCTGCATCGTTTGCCCATTGTTCTACTTCCGCGATATGCGATCTAGCGTCGACACGTCCGCCGGTGCGCCCTGTTCCGTTTGCTTTAACGTGTCCGTACTCTAACAAGTGCGCTAACATGTAAGTCGGTTTGCGTCCGTGTATCTTCGCGTCAACGTGCACGCGTCCCTGGTTAAGTGTCCGCGTCCAACCTTTCGCATAATCACCGCTTCCGAAAGCCGCGCGAGACGATGCGCGAAGCCGTTTAACCGCTTCCGCGCTTGTCTCTTTCACGGCGTCGTCGAGCGCGTCATAAACGACATAACCGTAACGGGTTAAAGCGTGTTCGACGGTCTGCGCGAAATTGAATGTAGAGCTGTTAATTACTGCCATTCGTGCCGCCTTTCCGTTCGGCGTACAACTCCAACGTGTCGTCGCGTCCGGCGTATGTTCGATAGATCGCGTAGGCGTTGCCGTTATACTCTACGACGCGTTCGCCGTCGTAGTCCGGCGCGAACATGGTAAATCGGTACTCAGGGTTTAAGCCGTTTCGCCCGCCCTCGAAAAACTCGTTGGCGGTCACGCTGTCAACCTGGGCGAATACCTCGCGCCGTGTCGGCGTCGGAATCTGCACACCGTATTCGTTTTTCGTGTACGCCTCTTTTACAAGCGTTATAACGTCGCTTCTATCCATTGTTCACCGTTCCATGTATCCATACGGACCGGTCGCCCGTGTACGCGGTATCAGTTCGCAACTCTATTGTTGTCTCGGTTGCGCGCACCTTATAAAGCACGGCACCGCCTCTAAACTCAACTGACAGCGTTTCGCCGGTCATGTCGTAAGCGGTCGCATACATGATTTTGTTCTCATTGATCAACCGCAAATCCGCGCCGGATTTATACGCCGCGAGAATGTCCGCGCCGCTTTCCTGAATAGCGCCGTTAATGACGGTGATATCAAACGTTGTTGCTTCCGGTTCGGTCACGTCGTCTATTACGCTCCACGTTGTAAAGCCCGTAAGCGTTGCAAGCTGCGCTTTTTGCTCGTCATAACTTGCTTTTAAACGGTCGTAGTTGTCGGGTTCTCCGAAATGGCAAAGGAAATATGTTATTGCCGCCTGAACCGCAAGCGGTGACGCGGTTTCGGGAAGGTCAACACCGGCAACGTACAAATCACGCAACGCCGCCGTGAGAAGTCGCGCAACTTCCGAATCAAACGCGTTTGTTGTCATACGGCGCGCGAGCTTCGCCGCGTTTATTAAATCGGTCGTAACAACCATGCTTTTCACCACATGAAAAAGGGACGCTTGCGCGCCCCCTTTTCGAATCCGTGTTTATTACTTCGTAACAGCCGCGATGCGCCCAGGCGTAGTAATGCCGATTGCGACGAACAGACGTCCAACAATCTTAACAAGGTCCGCCTGCGCTTCCGTCAGGTCGTCATACTTAATGCGGACAGCGTCGCCGTTAGGGAAGTTTGCCTGCACGCCGCGAAGGTCGCCGACAATCAGCCATTTCTTGCCGGATGCAGCCGCGCTGAATGCCGGAAGTGTATTATCATACACAACATTGTAGCCGGCGAACGGGTCGAACATGTAGCCGTTGGACGCCATAGCGGTAATGAATGCCGGATGCGTCGCGCGGTTCATAACAACACAAAGGTTCTCCGCGTCGTCGGAAAGAAGCGCGGTAGCCTTCGCGATAACGTCAAGCGTGGGCGTTCCGGCGATCGTAGGCACGCCGATTCCGCTTGCAGAAGTCGCCGCCGGTGCTTCGGTAATCGCCGTAATAACCTGGGCTTTTGCCGCCTTGATAATCTTTGCGGTCAGCTCGTCGTAGATATATGTAAGGAATTCATCTCCGGCAAGGTCGAGAACCTCATCAGAAATGCGAATCCATTTCTTGATGCTCTGCGGCACAAGGTTAGTAACACCAAGTACAAGCTGTTCCTCTGCAGGAGCTGCAGCGCCCTCAGCATGCACGGCGGCATCAGTTGCGGAAACCTCAAAGCCAACGCCAACATTACCGCGGACATAGGTGCGGGTGATGTACTGCAGAAGGTCGGACTTTTCCCACGCGGCACGCACGCGCCCTTCAATGAAAGTAGGCACGGGCACCGTGTTGCTGTTGCCCTCGCTAGCCTGGGCGTTCACGGAAAGAAGCGCACGGCATTCCTTATCGGAACCGGTAATGATGTACTTTTTAAAAGCGTCGATGTATTCGGCGCTCTTTCTGATTTCCTCAACGGTCTTAACAGTGTTCTCAGGCATGTTTGTAAACTCCTTTACCGTTTCGCCCTCGCCGGAAGCGACGACGCCGCGCAGCTCTTTGCGCTTGTTCTCTGTTGCTTTTCTGGTTTCGATCTCTTTCGAGATCGCGTCGAGTTCCGCGTTGATTTCGTCAAGCCTTGCCGCGTCGGCGGTTTCGATCTCGCCGGCGAGCTTGTTTCGTGCTTCGCGGATTTCATCAATTGTCATTTCGGAATAATTCATTTTTGATATTCTCCAATTTGATACGGGTTTTCAGTTTCTCGCGCTTCAGTCGCTCCGCTGTAACTTCTTCTTTCACTCCGTTAAAGAGGTTTCGCGCGTTTATCGTCGTCGCATCGTTTGCGGGCACGCTAACCGCCGACACGTCGAACAGTTTGCGCACACCCTTTATGCGATGCGTAACAACCACATTGTTTTCGGTTTCTTCCCGTTCTCTTGCGAGATTGGAAATGGTAAAGCCGAACGACATTTTATTTGTAAAGCCGCCGGCGATTTCGTCGTAAATCTGTTTGCCTAGTTCCGTACCGTCAAGGCGTGCGCGGATGTGCAGCCCCTTTTCGTCCGGCGCAACTTCCAGCGTTCCGTTGCTTGTTCGGGCAAATACGCGTCCTTCGTGGTCGTACTGCATGACTACGTCGGACATGTCCGCATCGTCAAACGCGCCACGCTCGACGACTTCATACAGCTTCCAACCGTTTTCTTCATACAGCAAATACGGCGTATCGAACACCGTTGCATATCCCTCGACGTATAACGCGCCGTCTTCCGCGGTCCGATGCTCAATGTTGGAAACGTCAATATTGCGGAATTGGCGTCCCTCATTCAATTTCTGCATTACTGTTTTACTCATTGTTTTTAACCTCAGTTAGCTTTTCTTTTGTGGTGTAGTATTCGCCGCGTATAATGCGTTCGTCGCCACCTTCAACCGGCGGAAGATTCCAAATTTCGCGCACGTCATTTATTGACATAATGCCGCGGTCGAGCATCTGTGCAGATACAGCCAGCTTGTCAGCGTTGGACAGGTACTGCAGCCGGTTCGACGTGATCGTTACGCCGTTGCCCTGGGAACGCTCGCGCAGCGTGTACAGCATCTTTGTCAGCACGTCGGAAAGCTGAATTGCGAATGGTTCAATTGCGCCTTCATAGAAAGCCGCCCAGGAATCACCGTAAGCCTTATTTGTTAGAATGTCGTCGTTGACGCCGAAATAGCTGTTGACGGATTCGTTAATAATACGCATCTGTTCGGCATCTACAACCCACGGTTTGACGTCAATTTGCTTAATGTCTTTATACGTGGAAGGGAACAACAGCAACCCGCCGCCGCCTTTAGAAAGATTCTTTTCCGTAAAGCGCTTACGTTCTTTCGCCAAATCTTCCGGACGTGCGAAGTTGTTTAACTGCGCCATGAAACGGTATGTTGCGGCGCTCTTTACGCCCTCGCTGATGCCCTGATTGGTTATGTTTATAAGTTCCATCGTCGGCATTAACGCCGCGTTAGACTCGCCGAAAAAGTCGCTTCTGTACTGATGCGTTACCATTACGCCGCATAGATCTAACTCAATCGCGGCATGCTCTCCGGCGGAAAACTCATAGCGCAGATAGGGTTTTTTGTTGTATGCGACAATTTCGCATTTGTCCGGCACCGGGGAAAAGATGCCGCTCACGTCGCCGAAATCATCAAACACCGGAACAATAAAAGCGTTGTTGTGAATGTCAAGGCACGTCGAAAGCCGCGCAAGGAATTGCCCCCACGTCTGAAAGCTGTTCGGCGCGTGTTTTAGCTTCGCGATCAGGGAAGGACGCGCCGCGCCGCGGAATTCAACGCACAATTTCGACATGTGGACCGCCCGCGCATGAATAGCGCTGCGCACCCGCTCAGACTCATACAGCCCGCCGCTAAAAGAGTGAAAAACGGGTGTGTAGCCGTTGAGCATTTTAAAAGTTGATTCGTAAGGCGTCGGCGGTTTCGGTCGCTCGCCGAACAGGATTTCAAACAGTCCCATTTTTTAATTGTTCTCCGATTTCAGAATAGTATTTATCGCGGACGGTTAACGCGTCGAGCAAACACGCCGTGCCGTCTATGTGCAGATTGGGCGAGAGCTTTATTAACTTTCCGCGCCCGCGCTCCGCGGACATTTTGACAGCGGCGTTTAAAAGATGTGCTTTTGTAATGTCGTTGTCGCCTATCTTTAGCCGCCTATCTTCTAACAGCCCTTTGCACGTCTCCATGATTCCGTGCAGGTTTTCGCCCTGGTAAACGTCGTCCATGTGAAAACCAGCCGCGGTCATTTCCTGGGCAAAATACGTTGCCGAATAACGGTCGTAACCGACTTTTAACGGGTATATACGATAACGTTCGACAAGATCTAAAAACCACGATACGCAATCGCGATAATCTATGATGTTTTCGCCGGAAGGCGTGAGCAAACCGCGCTGTATATAGATTTGATACGGCACACCATCACGGGCGGTCGCTTCGTCTATCTTTTCGGCGGGTAAGAAGTAATGCGAAATCACATGCAGCACGCCGCCGCGTTCGATCACTACGCAACAGGCTGTTAAATCTCGCGTTTGTGACAAGTCCACGCCGCCGACCGCGTAGCAATCCGCGAAGTCCTCAAGGCGCAAGGCGTCGCCGCTCGCGTCCTCTACAAGCTTTGCCGGCAACCAGGCGAGCGAGCTATTTTGTTTTAAGCACGCGTATTTCGTAATAAATTCGGCGCGCTTTGACAAACTTCCTTCCGCTATGTTGATTTCTTCCAACAGGTAATCAACGGAAACGGACACGCCTAAATTAGGATTGCTTTTCCTTAATTCGTTTATGTCGTTCCATTTGTCGGCGTCGTCGATCATGTACAAAAAAGGCAACAGCCGTTTTTCTTTGCTGTCGCCCATAAGAAAGCGCGTTGAGCGCTTCACTAATTCATCGTATATGCCATCGTTGACATAACCGGAAGTTGTGCACGAAAGCATAATCCCATCAGGACGCGCACCCATGCCGGACCGCATTACTTCATATTGCTTTAATCCATTGTCGCCAACCCACGATGCAATTTCATCATTGCAGCATAAGGACGGCGAAAAGCCGTCACTCTTACGCGCGGAAAAGGCAAGCTTTTTCAACGTGCTGTTAGTCGCAGGTATGTAAATATCACTTGTCCGGCGTTTCGGTAGTGTCGGTTCTTCCGGCACTTTCGCGTGTGTTGCTGCGCGTGCGCTTTCAATGGATTCTTTTAAAACAATATATTCAGGGTCTAACGTGATCATCGCCCAGGCGTTGCCGTAAATAATGTTTGCCTGTTCGAGTTTCGGCGCGATATTGTACACGCGGCACCCATAACCGCCGACGCCGGACCGGAACACGTAATTGCAAATGCAGCTTGCTAGCACGCTTTTGCCGTTCTTGCGGGCGATAACTAAAACGACCTCGCGGAAGACGCGCACGCCGTTTTCGTCAACGATTCCAAACAAGGAAGCTAACAGCGCCTTTTGCCATAACTCAAGCTTTATCGGCGCCGGCGCTAATGGTCCCTCAACGTGGAAACAATGCGATTCTATCCAATCAATGGCGTGATTTGCCTTTTTCGCGTCGTAATAGAATTGCTTTGTTTCGATGCCGTTAACAAGATAGATATATATTAGCTTTATCCACTTGCCGACCAGGACGGCACCCGAACAAATTTGCTGATAGTAGGCTAAAATCCAATTCATACACCCAAATTCGATTAACTCCGGTCAGATCGCGGCAACCCGCGCGGGGTTTGGGAAAAGGAAAACTTGCGCAATCGGTGCGCCGTTAATTGTCTGACAATTTAACAATAGGGGGACTATTGTCAGATAAATTTATCAGAATTCAGCTGCAATTGTGTCTTAATCACACACAATTCAGTTGAACGGCGGCGAGTTCACCACGTCCACCCAGTCCAAAAACTTTTCGACCCACACCGCAACCGTATAGCGACGGCACGCAATCCACTTGCCGCGAAAGTAGATCGCGACCACGAACGCCCGCGCCGCGTCTATGTCCTTTC